ATTTTGAAGTAGTCAAATTAGACTATAAGTTCCTTAATAGAGAAACTGAATTGAAACCTATAAGATTGAAGAAAGATACAATGAAAAATTATGCAAATAGTAATAATCAACAGACTCAACAACCCACCCTATTTAATATCTCCTAACTTTCATCCAAAAGAACTTGACAGTTTGAAGGAAATGTTATATAATGAGAATATCAAATACGTATTAATATCTAGTGAAAAGGAGAATTTAGAATATGAGCAATTTTTTAAAAGACATAATTAAAGATGTAGGCAACGAATATGCTACACTTGTAAGCGAAGGCGTAGATAGTGCTGACGTAACAAGTTTTATAGATACAGGTTCATATTCATTTAACGCATTATTATCAGGTAGTATTTTTGGTGGTTTGCCTAGTAATAAAATTACAGCAATTGCAGGTGAAGCGGCAACAGGTAAAACATTTTTTGCATTAGGAATTTGTAAAAACTTTTTAGATAAAGATAAAGAAGCTGGTATAATTTATTTTGAATCTGAAAGTGCAATCTCAAAAGAAATGATTGTTAGTCGTGGTGTTGATGCAAGTAGAATGGTAATTGTACCAGTTGCTACAGTACAAGAATTTAGAAATCAATCAATAAAAGTATTAGACAAATACTTAGAACAACCAGAAGATAAAAGAAAACCTTTAATGTTTGTATTAGATAGTTTAGGTATGTTATCCACAACTAAAGAAATGGAAGATACAGCAGAAGGAAAAGAAACAAGAGATATGACAAGATCACAAATTGTCAAATCTACATTTAGAGTTTTAACATTGAAACTTGGTAAGGCAAAAGTTCCAATGATAATGACCAACCACACATATGACGTAATAGGTTCTATGTATCCACAAAAAGAAATGGGTGGTGGTTCTGGTCTTAAATACGCAGCCTCATCAATCATCTACCTAGGCAAAAGAAAAGAAAAAGATGCCGACAACGAAGTGATTGGTAATATTATACACTGTAAAAACTATAAGTCAAGGTTAACAAAAGAAAATGCTCAAATAGATGTAAGACTAACATACAAATCTGGTTTAGACAGATATTATGGTTTGTTAGAAATTGCTGAAGAAGAAGGCATATTCAAAAAAGTATCAACAAGATATGAATTACCAGATGGTACAAAAGTATTTGGTAAATCAATCAATGATGAACCTGAAAAATATTTTACAAAGGAAATATTAAAACAGATTGATGAAGCAACAAAAAGAAAGTTCCTCTACGGAGCCGAGTAAATATGTATTTGTCCAAAAGACAGGTGATGATTTTACTTGCATTAAATTACTAGAAGAAAAATATAAAGGTATTATATTTAAATACGGTGATGTAGGCTTTGCAAAAGATGAAAAGCCAGACGGTACGTTGCCAATGAGATTTAAATATGATATTATAATGAATCCTTTTGAAAAGGATACAACATCACAAGAATTTATAGATTACATAGGTGATTTATTAATAGAACTATTAGAAAAACAATTGACAGATGGAAAAGTTGAATTTAAATAATGAAAGAATAGAGATTACAATACTACGTAATTTTATATTTAATGACCCATTTACAAGAAAGGCTTTACCTTTCTGTAAAGAAGATTACTTTACAACACGTCCTGAAAGAATATTGTTTAGAGAAATAGATACTTTTGTAAACAAATATAAAAATATTCCTACAAAAGAAGCACTACTTATAGAACTTGGTCAAAGAAAAGATATAAACGAAGGCGAATTTGGTGTAATCAAAGAATTAATAGAATCGCTAAATGAAGAAAAGGCAGATCTACAATGGCTATTAGATACTACAGAAAAGTTTTGTAAAGATAGAGCAGTACATAACGCAGTATTAACTGGTATTAAAATATTAGATAAGAAAGATCCTAAACTTACACCAGAAGCAATACCTGGTATTCTTGCAGATGCTCTTGCCGTTTCTTTTGATAATCATATTGGTCACGATTATATAGAAGATTCTCAAAGACGATTTGATTTTTACCATACTAAAGAAAAAAAATATGAATTTGATTTATCTTATTTAAATCGTATTACAAAAGGTGGCGTACCACCTAAGACTTTGAATATTGCATTGGCAGGCACAGGTGTTGGTAAATCTTTGTTTATGTGTCATTGTGCTAGTGCCTTTCTTACACAAGGTTTAAACGTATTATATATTACAATGGAAATGGCAGAGGAAAGAATTGCAGAACGTATTGACGCCAATCTATTAGACGTAACTATGGATGATTTACATACAATGCCTAAACAATTGTATGACGATAAGATAACAAAGATAAGAAACAAAACTGCTGGCAAATTAATTATAAAAGAATATCCAACAGCATCAGCACACGCTGGCCATTTTAGAGCATTATTAAACGAACTTGCATTAAAGAAATCTTTTAGACCTAACGTTATCTTTATTGATTATTTAAATATATGTTCATCAAGCAGATTTAAAGGTGGTAATATATCATCATACTTTTTTATTAAAGCAATTGCAGAAGAACTACGAGGTCTTGCTGTAGAGTTTAATGTGCCAATATTCAGTGCAACACAAACAACAAGAACAGGATTTGTAAGTACAGATATTGGATTAGAAGATACTTCCGAATCTTTTGGTCTTCCAGCAACGGCCGACTTTATGTTTGCATTAATATCAAATGAAGAATTAGAAGCACTAGGTCAAATGAAGATTAAACAATTAAAGAATAGATATAATGATCCATCTATCAATCGTGCCTTTATTATTGGTGTAGATAGAGCTAAGATGAAGTTATATGATGTATCTAACAATGCACAAAACATTGTAGATGCTAACCAAAAACAAGTAGAGGTGAAAACAAGTTACGATAAGTTTTCAGATTTTAAAATATGAAGAAACAAAAAGTAAGATTTCATAGAAACGATAAAAGACCTAGTCATTTAGGTTCTCAATTAAGTTATGAAAAGAAAATGATTAAATCTAATAATAAGATAATGTGGCAGGCTATAGAGAGGCCTACAGGTACAATTATAAGACAATCTTTCTTTGAAGAAGATATAGAGAACGTAGTTAAGTTTCAAAATACACACCGTCAATGGCAACCTAATGGCGGTATTCCTAAATTCCTTTGCGATAATATTAAGTAGCCTTTTATAAATATATAAATGGCAGATTCACCCAAAGAAGCAGAAGCTACACAAGCATTATTTTGTTACGTAGCCGATATAATAGGTTTATCAAAAATCAAAGAATGGGATAATTATATTAACGGCAAATTAACATACGAAGATTTTATAGACAAATATTCTACCTATATGCAAAACGGAATAGGTAAATATGTTCAAACAACTGTTTCTTTAACACAAATTAAAAGTTTCTTAAAAAGAGATAAATCTTGGTTTTTATCATCATTATTAATAGCAAAAAAGATTCTTTTAAATATACAAGAAATTAATTCTAAATTTTCAAAAATTAAAGCTCCTCAATGGAGTGAATTGTTTTATGCTCACGGCGATAAAGATGTGATGTATAATATATCACAATTATTTAAAACTTGTAATGATAATTATAGAAAACAAAAAGGAACTACTTATTTTGGTGATTTAAATAAATGGTGCCCAGCGGATATATATTTTGCTTCAGAAGATGCTAAAACAAAGATAAGAGATTTATTAAAAGATTCAAATTTAACTTTTGCTCAATTAAATGAATTTACAACAAAATTTATACAAAGCGGAGATTTGTTACCACTATCATTAAAGAAAACTACGTCTGATGTAAAACTATTAAAAATAAATTTTACAGAAAATAAATCAGATGTAGAATTAAATACTTTAAAAATAGCCAATGTAGGTGGTTCAAATGTTACTAAAAAGTATGAAGAAAGAAGAGGAGTTTCCTATAATAAATCAACAGGCAAATTAATTTATACTAATGAAACAGGTCAAAGAGATATATACATACATTTTAAATCGCAAGTATCAACTGGTTGGATACAAATACGACACATAGCTTATACAAGTAAAAGTGGAGTGAAACCACATAAAGAAACAAAAATAGATATAAAATATACAGGTGCTGAAGCAAGAGGAGGATCTATAGCCTCTTTTCCAATATTATGTTCTATAATAAAAACGGTTGATAATGGCTTTGGATCAAAATTATTAAGTTTGTTTAATAATAGTTTTAAAATTTTTGAAGTGAATACGGCAGAATATATAAAAAAAACAGGATTAAAATTGTATAATGGTACCCCGGAACAAAAAAGTAAATTTCAAAAAGACGTAGGCAATTTGAGTGCTTTGTATTTAATGAATCCTATTAGTAAAGAATTGAATAACTATTTTGGTTCATCATCTAAGAATAAAAAAGAAGATATTTTAAGAGCCGTATTTGCATATATTTCATCTAAAACACCTTTATCTAGTAAATTTGTGGTAGCAAAATAAAGATTTGACTTTATATAAATAGTGTGATAAGATTGATATATTAAATGGACTATTTGATTTTATTTATGGGAACTATGAGAGGTAAATGTTTAGTTTTAAGGGATTCACTACAAAGGGTACAAACACCCATTTAGAACACTTAGAAGATTCTATTATAGATAGAGGTTCAAAAGGCGGTAGAGATGCCGTTAATTTTCTAAAGTCAATCAAAAAAATGCTGACAGGCCACGTAGGTGGTAGACTTAACGTAACTGTTAAATGGGACGGTGCGCCTGCTGTTATATGTGGTATTAATCCTGAAAATGGCAAATTCTTTGTTGGTACAAAATCAGTATTTAACGTAACACCTAAAGTAAATTATTCTACTGGTGATATAATGAAAAATCACGATGGTGTATTAGCACAAAAATTAATTGTATGTTTAAGAGAGTTATCTAAATTAGGTATCACAGGCATATTACAAGGCGATTTACTATTTACAAAAGGTGATGTCAAAACAACTACAATAGACGAACAAGATTTTTATGTGTTTACACCTAACACAATTACATATGCGGTGGCTAGAGATAGTGATATAGGTAGAAGAATTGCCGGCGCAAGACTCGGTATTGTATTTCATACATTATACTCAGGAAGTAAAATGAGTAATCTAAAGGCCAGCTTTGGTTCAATAAGAGGATTTCCTAAACTATCATCTGTGTTTGTAACAGACGCCACTTACAAAGATGCTTCAGGCGTTGCAACATTTAATAATGCAGAAATGAGTCAGTTTGATAATATCATAGCGATGGCTGAAGGTTCTTTATCTAAAGCAGAACCATTATTAAATCAATTTAATTCAACAGACCCATTATCAGTAGGTTATAAACTTAAATCTTTCTTTAATTACTTTATAAAAAATACACAAGGCGATATTGCTAAAGTAAAAGAATTGATAGAAATGTTTAGATCTTATTATGCAAATATGTTACAACAAGAAGTAGATGCTGTTTCTAAAGATGAAACTAAAAAAAAATATAGAACAATAAGAGATAATGGTTTAGATTTTATTGATAGAAATAAACAAGCATTATATTTTACAATTGCAAGTTGGATTTCATTACAACGTGCAAAGAATTTTCTTATAAGAAAATTAAATCAAATACAATCAATTGGCCATTTTATAAGAACGCCTGATGGATATAGAGTAACAAGTCCTGAAGGATATGTGGCCGTTGATAGAGTACGAGGTGCCGTTAAACTTGTAGATAGGCTAGAGTTTAGCAGAGCAAATTTTACAATAGCCAAAGATTGGGTAAAGGGGTAATATGAAAACATTTAAACAATTTATAAATGAAGCTGCTGTAGATAAAAAAGGACTTAAAAGTTCTACAGGAGGATTAACACAAAAAGGTAGAGATTATTTTAATCGTAAAGATGGCAGTAATCTAAAAGCACCTGTAACAAAAAAGCCATCTGAATTAAAAAAAGGCAGTAAGGCATATAATAGACGTAAATCATTTTGTGCTCGTATGTCTGGTAATCCAGGCCCAATGAAAGACGAAAAGGGTAGACCTACTCGTAAGGCATTGGCATTAAGAAAGTGGAATTGCTAGTGAAATCGTTTGAACAAATACTTTCAGAAGGCTTATATGACCCTAATATATTTAAGGCTTTCTTTCTTGCAGGCGGGCCAGGTTCAGGCAAATCTTTTGTTGCAAGAAATGTATTTACAGGCACAGGATTAAAATTAGTTAATTCAGATATAATATTAGAAAACAGTTTAAAAAAAGCAGGATTATCTTTATCTATGCCAGACGAAGAACAATATTTTAGAGATATATTAAGAACAAGAGCTAAAGCAACAACAGAAAATCAATTAGATTTGTATATCAAAGGCCGATTAGGTTTAGTTATAGATGCTACAGGTAGAGATTACAATATTATACACCGCCAATTCGGTGAATTACAATTATTAGGTTACGATTGTTATATGGTGTTTGTAAATACAAGTTTAGAAGTTGCATTAGAAAGAAATTCAAAAAGAGAAAGAGTTGTGCCAGAATATATTACAAAAAATTCTTGGCAATCAGTTCAAAATAATATAGGTAGATTTCAAAACCTTTTTGGTTTAACAAACTTTGTTGTAGTAGATAACAGTAAATCAGAACAAGAATTAGTTACACTAACAATGAATAAAGTAAATAGTGTTGTAAGAAGATTTTTAACAACGCCTATTAAAAGTTATATTGCAAAAAGATGGATGGCAAAAGAAAGAATGGCAAGAAGAAAAGATGTTTAGATTAATAAGAGAAGCAGTTATAGATATACCTAGACGAACATATGCCAAAGGTGTATTTGATGATGCAAATACGGAAAATCCAAAAT